ATGTCAATAGACACAATATATAGTAGTTAGTCATTGCTAACATACCTATAAGAAAAAATCCCTCCCTCTGCACTCGGCAGGGGAGGGGACTATAGCAATTTTTACAATGTAAATAGCAACATATGCAATTTAGTGTATGGTATAATATAGACAATGAAAGAAACAAGAAACAAGAAACAAGAAACAAGAAACAAGAAACAAGAAACAAGAAAAGGTGATTATTATGACACGTAAAGAACAAAATATTATTCTTGATCGCCTTGATAAGTTACAATCAACGGTGAATTACAATAGCGATCTTTATCGTCAAACCGGGGATGAAGTCTACAATACATACGCGGATCTTTATCAGGCTATGCTGTTTGGCGTCCGCGGTATTGCTATAGAACTTGGTCTTGTTGGTGAAGATTAGAAAAGAAAGGGGGTGTTCCGATGAAAAAAGAAGTTATGATTAAAATCACTGTAACCGATGATATTATTACTCTTGATGGGGTGAACTTGGATCAACTGTCCAAGGATGACATCTACAGTATTAAGGAGCTTGTCGCCCTTGCAAAGATTATGTAAGGATGACAGAAGGGAGATTCCACAAATGGAAATGCGTAAATTCATCATCGAGATTCACCCAGATGGCACGTTGACGTGCTGCGAGTACGAGGACCCAAAGGACGCGGCCAAAGCCACATATAATCGTGCATGGTTGGAAGGTTATCGGCAAGCGCTTATTCATTGCGATGACGAACTAAGTAACCTTGCAGTATTTAAGGGCTCTTGTTTGTCGGCTGATCTTGAGTACCAAGGGGCTGTCAAAGTACGCGAGCATATGCGTAATTTCTATCAAAAGTTGTACAATAAGTACATACAATAAGTCGAAACGGCCTCCGGGCCGTCTACCGGGACCGCCCGCCCGGTATTGATAATGACAGGGCACAGAACGAAAGGAGTTATATTATGAATTTTCGCAACAACAAGAGCGCAGCCAGTAAGAGCAAGGATAGCAAGAAGCCCCGTAAAACTGAAATGACATTTGTTAAATTAAATGAAGTGGAGGGGGCCTTGCAGATTGAGGATGGCGCCATGTGGCTTAAGTCTGGCAAGTATGACGCCCCGTCAGTGTCCATTAAGGTTGCCCCGGATGTAATGCTGTCCGACTGGGTGCGCAAAATTACCTTGCGCAATGTTGAGCTGACTGTCGAGGAGAATGAGAATGGCTACTCTGAGCTTGTCATCTCCGGCCAGAGCAACACCGACGATGCGGGCGATTTGCCATTCTAATCGGTGGGCGGCCTATGGCCGCCCTTATTTTATAGGAGGCCACATGAAAATTACAGAGAACAGAGTATCCTTGCTGAACTGCGACGACTCCATAATATATCTTGCCTCTGCCCTTGTATATAGTGGAGTCGCAACCAAAGATGTTGATTTTTTCCGCTCTGAATGGGCCCAAAACATTTTCAACGGATTGGGCATTGAAGCGGACCCTCTGGACTGGTATTATATGATTTTAGATAGAAAGGAGCGCAAGAAACATGGCAGTAGGCGCAGCTAAAGCAAGTGCGACCCTTAAATACAGTGCCGAGCTGTATACCCCCTATGCCTTGGAGTCTTGGCCAGATAATCAGATGCGCAAAGAATACACTCGACTTCGCGACATTGCGCAGAAGCGTATTAAGCGCCTATCCGCGGACCCCATCAGCGGCACAAGCGACGTTTATAAAGAATTTGCCGGAGGTTTCCCAACTCTGAAGGCAATGCGAGGGGACCGTAAAGCATTGGAGCAGGCTTTGGCGGATGTAGCGCGTTTTGTGCGTTCCAAGGGTTCTACCGTTGGCGGTGCACGTGAAGAATTTACGCAAAAAATGAAAGTCGGTGGTATTGATGTAGCCGACGTACCCGAGGATCAGTACACGGCCCTGTCGGAATGGTGGGAGATCGTGAAAGCATCGGGCCTATACTACTATCCATCCGACCAGCCGGTTATGTACTGGCGCGAGAAAGGCGGCTACAATGTCAGTATTGACGATTTTGTAAAGTGGCAGCAAGGTGAGGTCAACTATGGTAAAGAATGGGACTACAGCGACGGCAGCAGTTCCGCCGACCTGCGCGGAGGTTTTGGCGGAGGCTTGTAATTATAACCCTGTCCCGTGGCTTATGGAGCATTTAGACCGCAAACACACAAAAGGCAAGAAACGCAAAATGAACAAAAAGCGCTTATATGTGAATATGCCGTGTGCGTTTGATATTGAGACTAGCCGAGTATGTGTTGATGCGGATGACAATCCCCACACCATAATGTATATTTGGCAGTGCCAACTCGGTCTTGATATTACCATTATTGGTAGGACGTGGGACGAGTGGCTGAACTTTACGGGAGCAATCAGCGACTATTTGCAAGCAAACAGCGGCCCGCAGGGTTATTGGTATTTGTGTATGTACGTTCACAATCTTGCACATGAATTCCAATATTTGTCGGGTGTTCTGGATTTTGGCCCGGGTGATGTGTTCGCCAGCAAACCCCGTAGGGTTTTAAAATGCGACAATCGCGCTATTGAGTACCGATGCAGTATGCGGCACAGCAATTTGTCCCTTGATGCCTGGGGCAAACAACTGGGCGCCCCTCATGCCAAATTGACGGGGGCACTTGACTATTCCAAAGTTCGGTATCCATGGACTTCTTTAACGTCTACAGAATTAGCGTACTGTATCAATGATGTCAGGTGTATTGTGGAGTGCTTGTTAATCGAGATGAACCGAGATGGGGACGACCTCTATACTTTGCCGTTGACGCGCACTGGTTATGTCAGACGAATGGCCCGAGAAGCAATGTATGACTGGGGCATTAAACGGGTCAAGCGCCTTTTGCCGTCATGGGACTTATACCAAATGTTGCGGGAGGCGTTCCGGGGCGGTGACACCCATGCGAATCGGTATTATGTAGGTCTCCATTTGGAGAACGTCGGCTCCGTGGATATGTCGAGTGCATACCCTGCCGTACAATGTGAATGTTATTTTCCTATGACTCCATTTAGGCAGGAACCGGCCACCGTAGAGCGTTTGATGCAATGTATGAGGCACGGCAAGGCTTGCTTGATGCGCTTGCAAGTAAAAGGTTTGCGCCAGCGCTTCAAGTGGTGGGGGTTCCCATATATTCCCCTTGCAAAGGTTCGGCACTGTGAAGGATACATTAACGACAATGGCCGTCTGTTGTCTGCTGAACAGTTGGAGATCACCATAACCGATATAGATTTTAGAATCATTGCCAAAGAGTATGACTGGGATGCCCTTAATGTTCTGAACCTATATACGTCCGATTATGGCAAACTGCCAAAGCCCTTGACGGATTGTGTAAAAGAGAGTTATACCGGTAAAACATCCCTTAAAGGTGTGGCCGGTCAAGATTTGTATTATGTCAAGGCCAAGGGCGATCTCAATAGCTACTACGGCATGACCGCACAAGACCCCTTGCAGCTGGACACACTTTTTGACGAGGATGACCCCGACAATCTTTGGAGCGAGTGCACCGACGACCCGGAGGGCAGTTATAACGAGCATCGCCCCCATTTGTTTTTGCCCTACCAATGGGGCGTATGGACAACGGCCCACACTCGCAAGCGCCTAAAAATAGCGCAATGGGCCGCGGGCAAAAATGGCGTGTACTGCGACACCGACAGCGTCAAATACATGGGTAATATTGATTTAGCGGAGTTCAACAAATCTGTAAAACAGCTTGCGAAAGATAATGGCGCGTGTGCTACGGACCCAAAAGGCAATACTCATTACATGGGTGTGTATGAGCAAGAGCGTAGCTATGCGGAGTTTATGACGTGGGGCGCAAAAAAATATGCGACTACCTATAAAAAGGGCGGGCCGATCACTACTACCATAGCAGGAGTTAGCAAACGGAAAGGCGGTTTGGAGCTGGCCCTGTGGGGTGGTTTTGAGGTGTTCAAGCCCGGCTTTACGTTTTGTCTTGCCGCCGGAAATCAGGTTATTTATAATGACCGGCCCAATGTGCCCGATTTTGTGGTTGACGGGCATACGGTACATATAACAAGGAACCTGTGTATTTGTGATAATACCTACACGTTGGGTATTACTGACGAATACGCAAAGATACTGGGGTACAAGATTATGGAGGTTGTCTGATGATTAAACTGTACACTGATGAAGGTTGGCCGAATTTTTCCGAAAAAGATGGCATTTTGTCCACCGGAGCATCTATTATTTTTATTTGGGGCGGACGTGGTACCGGCAAGACTTATGGAGCATTGAAGCACGTGCATCAGACCGAGGAAGAATTTCTATATCTGCGCCGCACGCCGCAGCAGGCGGAACTTATTTGCGCATCGCCCAGTATGTGGCCGTGGTCTCCATTGAACGACGATTTGCAAACACATTACGCCCCGTTCAAATTGCCCAAAATAGCGGGACTGTATGAAGTGGGCAATGCAGGAGCCTACACGGATACAGGAGCGCCCATAAAACCGGCCAAGATTTCGGGCGTAGTGGGTAGTGTGGTGACTCTTGCTCGTACCCGTGGTTTTTCAAGCCCCCATACCAATATAATTATCTTGGACGAGTACCAGAAAGAAGAGTCTGACTATTACCGGCGAGGCGAGGGTGTGGGCCTTGCCAACATTTATGAAACGGTCAACCGTAACCGCGAATTGCAAGGGCAAAAGCCCCTGACGCTGTTGTGTATGTCAAACGCTGTTGGCATGGCGAACCCCTATTATATGCAGTGGGAAATCACCGATACAGTCGAAAAGATGATCGGCAAGAAAGAGCGCGTCAAGCTGTTGGCCGATAAAGGGATTCTTTTGATTGATCTAGTGGACAGCCCTATTGCAAAAGAGAAAGCCAATACGGCCCTCTATAGGTCCATGACCGGTACAGATTTTTACAGGTCCGCTATTGAAAACCAGTACAGCGCCGAGGAGAAAAGTCTTGTTGTATCTCGGCCCCTCCGGGAATACTACCCACTTGTTCAAATTGGGCGGTGCTGCATCTATGAGCATAAGAGTAAACCCCTCTACTATGTGTGCCGGCATCGGTCCGGTGAGATGCCCACATACGGCACCGGCGATTATGAGCGTAAACGATTCAGGGCCGCGTATGGATATATCTGGCCCGCGTATTTGCAGAGGCAAATTGAGTTTGAGCGATACTCGGATGAAATTTTCTTTCGTGAGTATTGCGGTACTTGACTTTTTTATACGGGTAATATATATTAAAGTTAATCCCAGGTGCCCACAGGCAGCCCCCAGAAGGGGCGGGCATGCGTCAGCCAGCGCAAGAACCTGGGATTTACTTGTATTTATATTTAATATGGAGGTGCTCAAATGGATGCTAATACTGTGATTCAGGCTATTTCTAACGTGGGGTTTCCTATCGCCGCTTTTCTGCTGATGTGGTATCAGTGTAATACCGTTGTCAAGGAGAACACTGCGGCTATTACCGAGATGCGGCTCGCCCTGGACGACATCAAGAAGGAAAGCTAACTATGGGTTGTTATATCATTTTTGCCCAGTCGATCACAAACGAGCGTGCTTTTCTGCTGGCTGACCTTTGCACTCGTTTGGGCATCGGCTACTATAGCGACTGGACAGACGACGCCCACACGCGGCAGTGTTGCGCGGTGGGTCCTCTCTCCAAAGGCGATAAAGATCAGGTCATTAAATGCCTGACACATGACACATACGTTGTAATGGAGGCGACCAAAGTTGAAAATCAGTGAAAAAGCGGCCCTCGCTATGGCCGGATACACCAAAGCAGAGATCGAAGCTATGGAGCAGCCCGCACCGCAGCCCGCGCCGCAGCCCGCACCGCAGCCCGCACCGCAGCCCGTGCCGCAGCCCACGCCACAGCCCGTGCCGCAGCCCACGCCGCAGCCCACGCCGCAGTACGACGGCCTCGAAACCCTGTTGCGGGAGATTTTGCAGGGCCAGCAGACCAGCGCACAAGCAATGCAGACTATGACGCAGACGTTGCAGGCAAACGCGCTGGGCCTTGGCATCCAGCAGCAGCCGGCGGCAGATGCTGCTACGGTGACGGCCCGAATTATCGACCCGACTTATGGAAAGGAAGTGAAGTAATATGCCTCTTGGTATGAATTTTGCGGACATTGCCGCAATTCTGACGGAAATTAACAAGATAGCCACTGGCCAGGAGCCGACGTCGCCCATCGTGGATACGTCGAGTTTCGTATCCGTGGCGCAGGCCACGCTGCTGACCGGTACCGACAACTACACCAAGGCGATCAGCCAGGTGATGGGACGTACCATTTTTGCCGTCCGTCCCTATGACGCACCCCTGAAGCGCTTGCAGGTCACGGGCGACGACTGGTCGAACCATGTGCGGAAGATCAATTTCTGCGACACTGACCCCGTCACCGACAAGGCGTGGGCGCTGGTGGACGGCCAAAGCGTGGATATGTACGAGGTTCACAAGCCTAAAGTCCTTCAGACGAACTACTATGGCCAGACCAACTACAGCCGCGTGTACACGCAGGCAGACACCCAGATGGAGGCGGCATTTAAGGGCCCCGAGGAACTGGCGCAATTCTGGTCCTCGTTCGTGCTGCATCTGTCGAACCAGATCGAGGCAGACAGACGGAACCTCGCCAATAACCTGATGGCGAATCATCTGACCGGCATGACGGTTACAAGCCCCAACAGTGTCGTCTATCTGCTCGACGAGTACAACGCCCAGCAGGGCACGAAACTGACCGTACAGGACGTGTATAAGGAAGCAAACTTCCCGGGGTTTGCCAAATACGCCTATGGTCGTATCAATGACATTTCCCGCCTGATGAAAGAGCGTTCCATCAACTGGCATCAGAACTGGAAGATCGGCAGCACGACGTACAACATTATGCGCCACACTCCCTATGATCGTCAGCACCTCTATCTGTATAGTGGCACGCAGAGCCAGATCGACGCCCGCGTAATTCCCGAGGTATTCCACGATAACATGTTGAAATACCGCGACGCCGAACAGGTCACTTTCTGGCAGAATATCGACGAGCGCGAGACCATTTCCGCAACGCCTGTTGTGACCACTGCCGCCGGTGTGGCGTCCAAGAATGCAGCAGTGAAGCTCTCCAATGTGTTCGGATGCCTGCTGGACTGGGATGCCATCGGCTACACTCCGAAGCTGTCCCGCGTGGTTTCTACGCCCATGAACGCCCGCGGCCTGTATACGAACTTCTGGTATCATTACGGGTGGTCGTGGTACGACGACTTCACCGAGAACGCCGTTCTGTTCCTGATGACCAAAGGAGACGTCACTGCGCCGAGCGCCTCCCAGGCGACAAAAGCCTCCACCCTTAAAACCACCACGCACAAGGACGCGGACCCCTCGAAGTCCTGACCGGCACCGGCGGGCATTTGCCCGCCGGTTATTTTATAGGAGGTGCAAAATGCAAGCTATTTTTTACCAGTTTGCAAAGCGCACAAACAGCACAAAGCGGCCCGACGGTGGGCAGGAGTTCGGAATCGACCTTAAAGCCCCTTGTAACATCATTGACCCCGAGATCAAGATTGCAACACAAAACGACCCCACCGGGTACAATTATTGCTACCTTCCCACGTTCAGCCGGTATTACTGGGTGAAGAACTGGACATATTCGGATGGGCTCTGGAATGCCTCGCTGACTGTTGACACGCTGGCAAGTTACCGTGACCAGATCGGCAATAGTACGGAGTATGTCACAAGATCGTCGGCACAGTATGATGGTGCAATTTCAGATGGACTTTACCCGGCATCGGCTAAAGTGCAAAGTGTAACAACCGCTTTTCAAGGTGGCTTTGCGGAAACAATTAGCGGGGGATTCTTTGTTATTGGGTTTATAGCTAAAGCCGCAAACTCCATTGGGGCTATTACATATGCAGTAATGACCCCTACAAATGCCAAAAAACTATCTGCAAAATTGCTGACTGATGTGTCATACCTTAGTATTGACAATACGGAAATTAGCGACAGTTTAACAAAGGTTCTTTTTAATCCCTATCAATATATCGTAAGTTGCAATTACTTTCCATTTGACATCGCCAAAATCACCGCACATTTACCGCTTGTTTCAAGTGTAGATGTCGGGTGGTGGTCGATAGACGTTCCATGTTGGATTTTGGGAGAAGACAATAACAAATTAACAAAATCGGTGAGCGTGAGTATCCCGAAGCACCCTCAAGCGGGAAGCCGCGGAGGGTATTGTAATGCCTCCCCCTACACGGACTACACTATCTTCTTGCAGCCCTTTGGAGTGATACCTCTTGACGCATCTAAACTGTGGGGCGCTGACACCTTATCTATACAATATATGGTTGACCTTTTCACCGGTGACAGTATCTTACGTATATTTACCGATTCGAATCAGCTAGTACACGAGACAACCGCCAAACTTGGGGTACCTATTCAACTTTCCAATATTACATTTGATATACCATCCGGCGGCGGACTGCTGCAAACGGGTATTGCTGCCGCGTTCGGAGGTCTCCAAGCAGCATTTTCAGGGGGTTCTATTTCTGACGTCGGAAACGGTATTTTAAATGCGGCGCAGGCCACTAATGCTGATGTTGCAAGTAGGGGCGCAACGGGGTCCACAATAGCTTTTGATTCGGTGCCGTATATGGTCGCTCGCTTTAAAATTCTTGTGGACGACAACAATGAGGACCACGGACGGCCCCTGTGTAAGCGGGTACAGTTGTCCACAATTCCGGGGTATATTATGGTTGACGATCCGGACATTGCGCTAACAGCAACAGCAGAAGAAATTGACAGTGTCAAAAGTTACATGAAGAATGGTTTTTTCTATGAATAGGAGGCGTAAACAATGGCAGTATATACACAGTGTATTACTGACGTGTCGCCAATCAGAGTGACCGCCGGTTATCCGGCGTACTCGGACGGAAGCCCCCACAGGGGCATTGACACGGTTCACGGCAATCATAAAGCCTACGCGCCCGAGGCGGGCGTTGTGGTCGTGGCGCAGCACTGGAATGGCAGCACATCGGGCAACCAGTCATGGGGCAATATGATTAAGGTGCGGATGGCCGACGGCACAACATGGCGTGCCGCGCATTTTGCCTCGCAAATTTGGAACGTGGGTGACACCATTTCCAAGGGTCAGTTTATCGGCACGCAGGGCAAAACCGGCAACGCAACGGGCATTCACACGCATTGGGAGTACGCCGATGCCGCCGGAAACCTGAGGGACCCGTCCAGCATTATCAGAATCCCAAATCAGGTCGGCACATGGGAAGTAGAATGGAACTCCGGCGGGGGCCCTGACCCCGGGCCGGGCCCTGACCCCGGGCCGGGCCCTGGCCCCGGGCCGGGCCCGTGGCCTACTGGTAAATTGCCGGTGTGGTTGTTGTTTAAAATGGCAAAAGGAGGTCGTCTGTTATGAGTGCGCCCTACAGCTATGAGCAGATCAATGCTCATGTGTCGCCGGTTACTCCCTCCGTGATGCACACCAAGGGCAACAGCTTATCCTATTATTTCCGCAAGTATCTGTTCCTTGAAGCGGTGTCTATGGTTCGGTGGACATTGCCCGAAACATGGCCCAGTAACCGCTTGCAGTATCTTGTTTTCGGTTCCGGCGGTGTTACGGTGTTTAATACAGACCGTTATGGCCTCGTATATGACCGAATGGGACTGACCGGCATTAACATTTTCTATAATCCGACACACTCCATCATTGCAAACCCTTTTATTAAAGGGTCCCCATATTTACAGATCGGAAAGCAGTGCGAGATCATCAATTTGCAGCCCGATTACCGCGGTATGGTGGATATTGTGGCCTATTATGGGGATATGATGGCCCTTGCTGCCCAGACCATCCAGAGCAATTTAATCAACAGCCGGTTGGCGTATGTGTTTGCATCTGGTAACAAGGCCGGTGCAGAATCTTTTAAAAAGATGTTTGACCAGATCATGCAGGGCGACCCCGCCGTGTTTGTGGATTCCTCGTTGCTCAAAGCGCCTAAAAATGGGGCATCCGGGCAAGCCCCGTGGATGTATTTTGCAACTGACCTCAAAGGGAACTTCATTACCAACGAATTGCTTACAGCCCTTAAAACCATTAAAGCCCTGTTCGATACTGAAGTAGGCATCCCCAACACCAACACAAGCAAGAAAGAGCGGATGTTAACCGACGAAGTCAATTCTAACAACGTTGAGACAGCCGCCAAAGCGTCGCTCTGGTTGGACAGCTTGCAGCGTGGTTGCGAACGGGTCCACAAGCTGTTTGGAATCAACAAATCTACTTTATGGGTCGATTGGCGTTTTCCGCCCGATACTGGGGCGCAGGAGGTGAACAACGATGCACGCAACATTGAGCTTTAACGGCCTGTTGGCAAGATACCCGAAACTGTTCGACGACTTGAAAATCCCTGACAGTGTATCTAAAGACGCTGTCTGCAATCAATTACTGTTTGATACGCTGGAATTGGAGGTATTGTACGCGGATGGCCCCACGATGCGCAGGGCGCTGGGCGTCTATTCTGAAACCATGCTTCCGAGCTGGACCCGGTACGCCGAGGCGCTGGGCCTTAAATACGATGCTTTGGCATCCGATGACCGAATCAGAACCACCGACCATGCAGGAACCAGCGGCGGCACAATCAACCGCACAAACGGCGTGAAGGGAACAACTACCCGAGCGCCTAACCTGACCACCACCGGCCAGAATACCGGCAGCGACAGCACCACCCGGGACGTTACGGGGTTTGACAGCGGAACATTGCAAACCGCTGAAAAGAGTACAACGGCCCTTGGAACTGGAAACACCATTACCAGCAGCGGCACGGACACGACCACCACCGATCAGACCACCACCGATAACAACATCTCGGAATTGCACGACGGCTACAAAGATACCGTGACCGAGAAGGGTCGGGCAGGACGGGACCCGCAAGACCTTATTGCCAAAGAGTTGACCCTTGCAATGGAAAATGCAGTCCATAAAATCGTTACGGACATCCGGGCAAATTTTTGTTTGCTGGTATATTAAGGAGAGGTGATTATGAATATCAATCCTATTCACAAAGCGCCCTACACCAATTTCCATGATCTCAATCTTGATTGGATTATGGACGAGCTGAACGAATTCAACACCAAACTGACGAATTTCGTCAGCCTGGCCACGATCAAGTACGCAAACCCGATTCAGTGGGACATCACAAGCCAGTATGAGGCAAACACCGTTGTTGTGGACAGCAATGGCAACGCCTATCTTTCAGTGAAGCCGGTGCCGTCCGGTGTCTCTCTGGACCGTACCGAGTTCTGGACCAAAATTGGCAATTTCGATGAGCTTTGGGCCGATGTCAAAAAGGCCATTACTCCCAACGATGAGGGGCACAGCCCCACCGCGACAGCTGCTAGAGCTATCAACGATCTTGTCTGGGTCAATGGGGAACTTGTACGTGTCACAAAAGCAATGAACGCCGGTGATGCTTACGTGCCTGGCTCTAACTGCGTGAGCAGCTCCACTAATGAAGTTTTGCACTACCTTGTGACTACGTTTAATGAGGGCTTGAGCGCAGAGAAAACGGCCCGGGAAGACGCCGACACCCAGCTTCAGAAGGCTATTGACAATGAGACACAGGCCCGGAAGGACGCCGACACACAGCTTCAGACGGATATTGACAATGAGACACAGGCCCGGAAGGACGCCGTCACCCAGCTTCAGACGGATATTGGCAATGAGACACAGGCCCGTATTGAGGCAGATAAAAAATTACAAAAACAGATTGAGGACAAATCCGCTGGTGCATTTGCTAACGTTAAGGACTACGGTGCATTAGGCAACGGCTTAGCGGATGATACGGAGGCAATTAAGCGCGCTATGGAATCCGGTCTTCCACTGCTGTTCCCGGATGGTACATACAATATTACGCAGGACGTCACACTGACCGGTTCCTATTTTGCGTACAACGCAATGTTGATTGCGAACACATGCACAGTAACCATCACCGCACCGATTGCCGGTGCTAACTGTCATTTCCGTAAAGCAAACACCGGCACGATCAAGATAACCGATAGCGTTGTACTGGTTGACTGGTTTAATTATGAAGGTGATTTAGGGTCTGCTATCAGCAATTATCTCTCCGGTTATGAGGGTACAGTGAAGTTTGGTCGTCCTGCTACATATGCTGGACTGGGCACTGATACTACATACATTGTGAGTGATAATATTCATCTTCAGCCGCATACGACATACGATTTACAGGGGTGTGTTATTAAGCTTACTACTGCCAAAAGCCGGTTCATTTTTAACGGTAGTAATACCGCCCATGTGGAGCGCACTATCTTTCGCAATGGCGTTATTATCGGTGCGACCGATGATGTAGACGCGGCTTTTACTTCGGAGTATTCTGAGCGATTCTTCATTGAGGATATGTTTATAATCGGTTGCCGAAAAGTGTTAGAATGTGCGCATACTATCAATCTGCAGGTACGTAATATTATACATGATATTGCCCTTGCAACCTCTAAGCCTATTACAAGTTATCATTTAATAGAGAGTTCCACGGGTGCAACTGGTATCTCCGGCAACGCCTCTTTTCGCGCAGAAAACTGCATTTCCAGCCTCGGCAGTGCTACAGGGGATAGGTGGATGTTCCTTGCTGATTCTTCTAACGACATTCGAGATATTTATATCAGCAACTGCGAATGCAGCAACTCCAATGGCATATGGATTAACGCCTCCTCGAAACCATCAACGGTTTGGGACATTCTGATTGATGGTTTCATTGCAGACCAGTGCCCGCAAACCGGTATTTACTTGACAAATTGTCTTCATGGCGCAGTACATATTCTAAACAGCTATAGTAACGCTGCATCATACGGCATACGCCTAGTAGCATCAACGGCTGTTATCAATACATGTCAGTTCCTTGCTACGGCATCCATGCATGGTATTTACATCGAGGGAGGTTGTAGGGCAGTTTCTATCAGTCATTGTACTTTTATTGATGTACCGCGTCCGATTCACATCTCCAGCGGCATTGGAACCATCGTGGACGATATTACGGTAGTGCGCAAGACCCTACATGGAGAAAACGCCCCAGCTGTATTTGTCGGTTCGGAGTGGTGCTTTATTACTAGGCTTTCCGGTTGGGATATTACACCCGCCTACACAGCAGGTGTACAGTTTGGTGCAGGCAACTGTACGTTTGGATTCATCAACGGGTTTGACCCTACAAAGTATTCAAAACTGGGAGCACCTACAAACATTCAGCAAATTTCCACTACAGCTATTTAAACACAACAGCCCCCTCGACAGAGGGGGCTGTTTATTCTATATGTTGCTGTACTCCCCTCCCCTGCCGAGTGCAGAGGGAGGGATTTTTTCTTATAGGTATGTTAGCAATGACTAACTACTATATATTGTGTCTATTGACAT